AGGCGACCTACAAAGCCATTCTCGAACAGCTCTGTCGCAAAATCAAATCTGCGTCAGAACTTGGAGAACGTTCTTTATTTTTGACAATTCCGCCATTTACCATTGGGTACCCTGCGTACGACATTGAAAATACAACTGTGTACATTCAGCGTCAGTTGGGACGGCTGGGCTACAAGGTGATCAAGGTGGCACATGGCACGTTGGGTGTCAGCTGGGGCGACACGAAACCAAAGGGACCAGTCATCATTGATCACTCTGTTGAAGAAGAATCGACGAGAAGCATTTCACTCCCGTCGCTCGCGAATTTACAGAAGACGGCTGCGAAATTGCGTGGAAAAAAGTAGTTATTTTGACTTTGACATCGCGGCTGCACCAGCAATTCCTATAGGAATAACAATAAGTATCCATAGCCAATTCATAGACGAATCGGACTCCTCTGGTGCCGCTGGTGCCGCTGGTGCCGCTGGTGCCGCTGGTGCCGCTGGTGCCGCTGGTGCCGCTGGTGGTACTGACGGCACGGTCACATTTTGAGTGAGCGAGTCGACACTGACACCCGTATCAACTGGAAGTGTCGGAAGTGTCACACCGTTTATTAGATTTTCTAAACCAGTGACTCGAAAAGTCGGAAAAGTGACCCCATCGAGCAAATTTTGTGTTGCACTGAGATCCATTACTATTTATCAGGAATTAATAACGACGTTGGTGATTTCACCTGATCCAGAATCTTGGACTGCCTGAGCGTTACTTATGTTTGTTGCGAGTTTAGTTGCAGATGTTGTAACCTGCTCCGTAAACTTTTGTTTATCGGCTGCAGAAACACCTGCCCATCCCTCTGTAAGTTTTGTACCGACTGCAGACATGATTGTACCCACGAAGTTTGTCTGCCAAATCTGCTTGAGGTCGTCTGGGAGTCCTTTGAACTCTGCCAGGTCCATGATGCCGAGCGGGCTGGATGCTGTGTACATCTCACGAATCACAAACAGTTTGATGAACATCACGGCGACGAGGATCCAGAGGGCGACGCGTTCATAGTCGATATGCATTATATATAGACTGATGAAAAAAGTGCGCGAGTCTTGCACAAAAAAATAAACCCGCTAACATCAATGGATTCGACTGCTATCCTGGTCGAGGCCGAACGCAAGTTTATGATCAAGCTGTGTAACGCCATGACTCCCGTGATGATTGACGCCTTTTACGAAATGTACAAAAAGGCGATCGAGGTGTCCAAGGGTCGTCAGACGCTCATTCACTACCAGACGCTTCTCCAGGAGGTGCCTCACTGGAACAACACGATCGGGAAGCAGCACGCGGACGCCATCATCAAGTCCTGTTCTATGTTTCCCAACTTGCTCGCGGCAGTGTTTGTCATTTCAGTCAAGATCATGTCCGCCGTGCGTATTTCATCAGACTCTAAAAAGATTAACATCAAGCTGCCATCCAATGACGTGTTCGTGCACTCGTGCTACATCGCCGCAGCCAAGAGTCTGTATGAGGATCCGTACGTAGTCGTGGACAAAATGTCCGACCAGGACCGTCGTATCAAGATGGGCGCGCGATTCACCGAACTTATCAAGGAGGTGGTTGATGATTTTATTCCGGTACAACAGATCCTTGATACATACATTCCCAACTTTACAGGTGACCTCGACATGGGTGGTAACAACGAAGACCCCACAGACCCCGCCGACCCAGAGATGACTGGCGAGGAAGAAGAGGCGACACCGGTTGCAACGCCGTTGCCCGATGCGCCAGAGGCGGGGACGCCAGCACCGGAGGCGGGGACGCCAGCACCGGAGGCGGGGACGCCAGCACCGGAGGCGGGGACGCCAGAACCAGGAACTCCGGCAGCGCCAGAAGATGTAAAGCAGGTTCCAGTCAAGGTTCACCACGAGACGTTGTTCGACGACGCGCCCGATAAGTAAATTTCTGAGCGAGTAGTAATGGACAATCTGGACAAGGTGTTTTGGGCCGCCGTGATCCTCGTAGGAATATGGGCAGCTGTGACACCTGGTAATCAGCTCTCCCCCATTCCAGAGGAGTATAACCGTTACAGAATCGCTACTTACATCCCATGGTACGTGTTCGTTGTGTTTTTCTTTGTATTTGCTTACGCGCTCTTTGTAAAAAAATCTTAATCAATAGTAGATGGCTGATCACTATTTCCGTGAGCCTATGAGCGCTGCTCTGATTGCAGCCGCAGCGACGGTTGCTTACATCCACATTCGCGCATCACTGAACAACGAAAAGGCGCTCCCCAATTCTGCGTACTTCAAGCCAGCATTCCTCGTCGGTTTGCTCGTGTACATCATCGTTCATCAGGGGAGCGGACACCAAGAAACGATTTCAACCACGCCTTTTAGGGCCTGAAAATCCAACAGGTTTACCTGTTGTTCAACGGCGGATGACAAGTCGCTTCGCGACTTGGACTTTGGCTTAAAGTAAACACTGTATAGTTTCTCAATGGCGACCACGACTAACGCTTTCAACGACATGATGCAGCAGTTTCTTGACGAGCTTGTTCTCACATTTCCCAATGAGAAGAAGCTGGTAAAGTACCAGAACACGTTTGTGCTTCTGCGTAAGGCGAATCAGAAGAAGCCTATGAAGGAGTTTATGGAGTCTGTAGGTCCTTTTGCAAACCACCTGATGCAGAAGGATGAGGAGTTTTTCCAGACGCATGCTTCAGAGGTTCCGTTTCTGAACGATCTGGACATTCCTCGTCTGTGGAACTCGGAACTGTCCGAGGCGACGAAGAATGCCATCTGGCAGTATCTTCAGACGCTGTACATTCTCGGTACGACCATCTCGGCTCTTCCAGCTGAGACCCTTAACATGATCGAGTCTGTGGCGCAGAAGTGTGCCAGCCAGCTCCAGGATACAGCAACCGGTCCCGACGGTACCATCGACGAGGCGGCTCTGATGAACAGCATGAATGGCCTGATGTCATCTCTGCTCAAGGGTGGTAAGGGTGGTCCTCTGATTTGAAAAAGTAAGTCCAGCCGGCGTCCAAGGCCCCTTGGACTAAAAATCTCTGTATAAAATAGACGATGACGATTGACCTGCGTGACCTTATTGCGAAAGAACAATTGCTCGATTTTTGGCCCACTGGTCGTCAGACGGCGGAACAGCGAGTTCTCGCAACGACGCGTTTCATCGTATACGCCGTCGTGCTCACTTATCTCATTCGCCGCGATGCGCGCATTGTTGCTCTAGGTGCCCTTGTCATTGCTGCTCTTTATGTACTTTACAACATGAACATGATTCCAGACGGTAAGCGTGTAGTGTCGACGGGTCCAAAGGCGATGAGCGGTATGCGTATGCCCACGCGCGACAATCCCATGGCAAATTATCTGCTCGGCGACGACCCGAGCATCGCGCAGCAGGCTCCATGGTACCCGACAATGAAGGAAGAGGTTCAGAATGAATGGAAGTCGATCCATCCATTTGAGCGTAAGCGTGACGCCGAACGCAATTTCTACACGACGGCTGTATCAACTTGGCCCAATGACCAGGCGGCATTTACAAATGCTGCGTTCGGGAAACCGTTTGCCCCCATGTGCCGCGATGACCCAGCATCATGCAACCCCGACGGTCCATATGCTCGTGGACCAGAGCGTGTCCAGCTCCGTGGTGGCAACGGACGGTAGACAGCGGGCGTTGCCCGTTGGATAAATAATCTCACCTACAATTAATATGCCGAGCAGCGTGCTTCAGCCCGGACTCCTCATGGTTGAGGATGGAATGTACTTTGGTCCCAAAAACACCAACTACGAGGTTATGGTCATGACGGACGACGCTCTGCGTTCCCAGATGACGTCCCGCAATAACAAGTACTACGCTGACAAGCCATATGACTTCCCAGAGCTGTACATTGAAAAGCCAGTGAACAAGTTCATGACATGGGACCCGACGAGCACGTACGCAACGTACCAGTCAATGTCATACGCGAAGCGTTACCCCACAGACAAGCAGTAAAGTCCTTTCCACCGCAGGTGGAAAGTCCGCCGGGAAACTGGACAACGGGCTCCTGGCGGAGCCCGTTGGATAAAAAATAGCATCTAACTAATAGATGGACCCTTTCAGTCTTGCCGCCGTTGTCGGTCTGGTTTTTGCCGGAAAGAAACTCAGCGACGTCAAGGAGGAGCAGGCAGTGATGTCTTCGCAGCAGCCAGACCAAATTACAAAGTTTGATCTCGTTCAGTACAATTATCCTCAGAATGTGGACAACGGACTCGACCCGTTGAATACTGAGCCCAACACAGGACGTGGGTTTTCAGACGGGTTCCGTCTTCCACCAAAGGATATAGCTCCGAGCTTTGCAGACGTTGTACCGAACGGAACTCGTTTCCCGTTCGGTCAGCCCGTGTACCAGACGGACGGAAGCCGCGAGCCAGTCTCGAACAAGATGAACAATGTAACACCCGCAGACAAGAAGTACGTCGGGCGCGGTCTCGGTCTGTCAGCAGACACACCTGCATCGGGTGGTTTCCAGCAGTTTTTCCGCATTCTGCCCAACAACATGAACGAGGAGCGCCTGACGACTCTGTCCGGTACATGGGGCGGCCCAGCCAATCCCGTCATCAAAAACGGCGGGACGACACTGGGTGCCATTTCCCACCCGGCCAAGCTGTCCAAAACGACTGCAAACTATCAACCTATGCAGACGCGCGGTCAGGGGCAGGGTGGTGCCATCACGGCACCAGAGGGTCGTCCGGATTTCCAGAAGACACGTCGGACGACGAACCGCCAGGAGACGGGGCTTCGCGCAGATGGTCTCGAACTGGGCCCTGGACAGTACATGGTCGCCGAGGCGTACGGTTCTGCGTACAACGACCCGATGCGTTGGTCGAAGAACCGCGTCAACCCCGACCGTGCAGGAAACGGCGGGCGCATGAACGTGCGCGCCGACCCAGTGGGTGCCGGGGGTGCCAACACAACCACGCGTCTCGAGGCGGGTGCGCTCCCAGTTCGTCCAGCTGATGCAAGCCGTGGGTCTCGCTACCTTCCAAATCAGTACGATCGACTCAATGTGTTCAAGGGTCAGAAGGATTTCCGCTCAACATCAAACAATCAGGGGCTGGGTCTGGCAAACAACGTGCTCAAGGGCAACCCATTTGCACACTCGTTCAGCGTCAAGGCTGAAACCGGGACCCCACTCATCCAGCCTGTAAATTAACTTCAGTAACACTAAAGATGCAAATCTGGAAGTGGCTCCTTATGCTCGGACTTTTGTTTTTGATTACATATAATCCATCCAGGGGAGGTGGACCCAAGCTTGTGAATTACTTTATAGACGAATCTTCATCGGGTGACACTACGTCTTCTTGATGTGTATGTTTTAAAAGTACCCTGTCTTCTTGTTCGAAGCGCATTCATCCTTCTAAGTTGTGAAGTACGCCCAGTAGTATTTGTCGCCGGGGTACCGAGCTGAGGTCCTCCACGTACCGATGTAGTGTTTTGTGCCATGCGGTTCTCAAGATTCGAACTATTTTGCCCGGGTGTTCCTCGGCACGCCACAACAAAATATATACCTCTTCCGTGTTGAAGTACAAGGTTTTTCACTGTTGTAATTTCACCTCGATTCGTCGGGGAAGAGAATATTCTAGATGTTTTTGTAACTCCGCACATTCGACCAAACAACCTCGATTTTATGTATTTAGGAATGTTTGCTGTTAATGGACTATTGTCAAATAATTCAAGATGTACATTTGGCATCATATCATTCGGTCCATGAATTTGCAATTTCCACGACGACGGGAGTAACAGAAGTGAAGGAAGTTTACCAGGGGGAATTTGATCGAGTGCTAATTTACGAGTTACTTCTGTTCTTTGTAGAATTTGTTCTCTGAAAATTTTATGCGTAAAAGGATAGAAATTCAATAAATGACCCGGTCTAGACAAAAAAACAACCCATGTACCAGGCGGAACGCGTGTATCTGTATTTTGAGCTTGTCCGTGTCCTACAATCCAACGAAAATGCGGAGCTTTGCTCGCAACATGCCTAAATAATTCGTATTCAGACATTGCTATACGCAATGGTGTTGCACGCTTAAATGGTGTTCTACGGACTCCAAGGGCGCTACGAATACGAACACTAAGGGTCCTTGGGGTTCGTGGAACACTTCGCGCTGAGGTCATTAGAATAAGTCAATATTTTTTTAATGAGGTAAAGTTGATTATTTATTTTAGGAGTGACTCAGTAGAAGGGAATGACTTCCCCACAAGAGCAGCCATGTCGGGAGAGGCACAAAAGTATAGCGATTCCTGTGACGACGATCAACAATAAGCAGTACATGCTTATTGTTCATGACCGCAGGTACCAGGAGTGGACGTTCGTCACAGGTGGGTGTCGACGTCGCGAGGTTATTAACCCCCTTCGATGTGCCGTCCGTGAACTCGAGGAGGAGACTCGAGGAACTATCAACCTGAAACGCGGTGCGTATTCATATTTTCAGTTTGCAACCAAGTACAAAGGTCCAGGAGATTCAGAGGCTGACATCGAAG